CCTGCTGCTGTTCCGTAGACACGACCTAGGGTTAGTCCACCTGCTGCACCAAAGCCCGCTGAGAGACCCATACGAGCGTGCCTACCGCCTTCGTAATCTCTTTCATCTCGTCTTCGACTAGAGCGTGGTTCTCTAGGTTGTCTAGGCTCTTTAACGTCAGGCTTGTGAATCCGATTTGTAGCCTTATTGACAGACCTTTGTAAAATCCTTGCTAGCTTTTCATCGTCAACTACGAACTGACTTACTTCAAACTTAACCTTCTTAGCAGCCCTATCCAAAGCTTCACCAAGCTTGAAAGCTAGAGCTTTTTGGTCAACCTTAAACTTTGCAATCTCAAGATTAAGAGCACCTTGCTTTTCAAGTTGCTTTTTAAAGTTTATGAATCGCCTTTCAATTGACTTCAGCGTTGCATCAATCTTACGTGTTTCTTTAGCGTCAACCCTTACACCAAGGTCTGCCCAGAATTGAGCGATGCTTTGTCCAGCCATTATTTACGCCCTTTATTTCGCTCTGCATCAGCACGAGCTTTAGCTTCTGCTTTTGTTCTAGCTGACTCGTGCATAGCTTCGTGAGCTTCAATCATTTCTTCAAAATCATAAAGTTGATCTAGAGAGTAGATTGTTTGAAGTTCATGTAATGTGCAGAGTTTGAGCTTGTGCGTGATAACTTTAAATATTAGCCAATCTTGAGAAAACTCTTCGGCTATTTTTATATCAAGCTCTGACGACTCCTGACGTTTTAGTTCGTCTCTTCGGAATCGTCTTCGGTAAAATTTACATCAAAGTTAAATGCCAACACTTCGTTATAGACGTTCATCATATGGGTTAGCTGCCCAGAGAAGTGATCATCAAACTTTTCAGGAGTCATCTTACCGGTAGAACCGATTGATACACTACCACAGATCACTTCTTTAACGAAAGCTGCTGACATATCTAATTCACCTTGCATGATCTTACCAAAGCGAATATAAACGTCTAGACCTTTCTCAGCAGGAAACTTCTTGAATGTGTAAAGGAAGTCTTGAACTTCACCTTCATTGTTTTTATAACCTTCAACGGTTACTTGTTTAGTCATAAGAGCCATTTGAATCTCCTAAATTCGTATGTTTAAGAAAAGATGCTTGTTACTTTATTACTAATACTGCTAATCAAAGAAGCTGCTGGAGAAGTTGATCCACCAACAGTGTAGACATCAACATCAAGACATTGGATTGTCCAGATACGGCTGCTTATAGTAGCATCAAAGGTTACATCAGCAAACTTGCGCACATAGGCTTGGGTTGTCTTGAAGATGCTACGACCGCTATTATCTTTCAGAAGAATCTCACAACGACCTGTAGCAGATTGAGTGTCTTGAGTTACAATCTGAGAAAGAATATAATTCCACTCAGAAGAAAAAGGCATATCAATAATAATGGTTGCGCTGTTGTCGTAATTTCTTGAGCGAGTATGCTTACCACGGATACCTTTGATGACGTTGAACTGTTCGGCATCACGACTGATACCAATACTGTTCCAGCCAGTTAACGTTGCTCCGCCAAGAATAAATACAACAGCTTCAGGGCTATAAGTTGAGATGTCAGACATTATAGCAATCCTGATAGATTAGGAATAGCACCAATGATACCGTTGGCAATATCCTCAGAAGTAGATGATGCTCCGTAGTTATTACCAAAGACAGTAGTAACTCCAGTAGCTTTAATAGTCCAAACCCTCGCTTCAACATTCTGGGAGAATGAAAGAGTTGGTTGACTCTGAACCCAGCAAGAGGTGGCGAAGAATAGGCTTGAGCCTTTGGTATCCTTGATAATCAAAGGAAACATAGCAACGCCCGTCAGCTGATCTGCTACACTTAGATACTGTAATACTTCGCTTGATTTACTTACCGATTGAAGGGATAGCGTCACAGTGTAGGTATTACCAGGTGTCTTCATCCTGTAGACTTGGCCATCAGCACTTACGGTAGTGTTAAACAGATCAGAGTCTTTAGTAACTTCAATAAACGTCCCATCAGTAACATCTTCAACTTGCAGAAGACCTGCAATGAAAACGTAGACAGAGGACGGATCGTACATTGCGTAGGCCATATTATCTCCTTATGGAGAGAGGGGAGAAAGCCTCCCCTACAGCCCCTTCTTTCTTGTTTAAGCGTCACGAACCCAACGGGCAGCGATAGGATCACCACCAAAGCCAACAACTTCGTCAGCAGTGGATTGGGACATCTTGCTGTTACCGCCGAGGGTGTCTTCAAGCTTATTAACCCGAACCATCCACTCACGGTTGTTCATGCCATTACCATAGGTTGCAGAAGGCTTACGAGCTACATAAGCTTCATAACCATAATGAAGGCTACGACCGCTGTTATCTTTGATAGTGATAGAGAATAGATTTTCGCTGCTGATATTACGAATATCGTTGTGGAAAAGAGCATTCAGTACATCATTACTTTCAGAAGTTTGCTGAAGAGGAATGGTGATGTCTGCCTTATCCCAAACAGGATTGTAGATACGGGTGGTGTTACCATAGGCGCCTACAGACTCATTCCAAGCATCGGTACGCTCAATGCTTACAATTTGATCTTCGCTCACGCCAGTTACGATGTGAGAGAAACCATTGCGTTCAAGAATGATAACAACATCAACTGGATTATAAGTAGCTAGTGCATAATCTGACATTTAATTTCTCCTATCAGATGGTCACGGTGCCAACGATAGTGACCTTACGGATACTACCTGCAAGCACAGCAGTAAACTTGAAGTCACCAGCGATACGCTGAGCACGTTGGTTCTCAGGAATGTCAGACACACGGGGAACTTGAATTGTGTATGAGGAATAAAGACCGTTCTGAACACCAAGGGCCAAAACAGAACGCATCTGAGCTTCAACTTTGGTAAAGCCCGCATCAGTGTAAGGTACTTTTGGCTGACGAATTAGCATACCAAAAACAGATTCTTGCATACGAGCGATAGTCCAGAACTCACCAATCTTCTGATCAATTGGGGTATTGTCCAGCATATCAGCGTTTCGAGTAATGTTTACACCGCCGACAGTCGTGTAGTAAGCTACGTTATTAGCAACTAGATTGGTCCGAGCAGTGTCAGTTAGACGATCAGCAGGAACGCCTTCAAGCGTCTTAAGCTCCCAGTCATTAGCACCGGGGACATAGGATAGTTGACTACCAACCCAAGCAGCTTCGGGGAAGTAGGTATCAGCTTGGCTGTGATAAATAACTGAGGTTTGATCGTAACCAAGAGCTTTTAGACGAGCACCAACGCTAGTACCAGAAGTGGTAATCGTTGCTGGGTCTTGAGTAGAAGTGAAGTAAACTTTCTTGGTGCCTGAAATATAATCGGCAATACCGCTAACATCGGCATACTGGTGGCTAGCAGCTACAACAGCAAACCAGCTATCATTTTCAGCAGAGATATTAGTTAGAGCAGTTGGGTAGTCTTCAGTGGTAAGCTTACGACCAACCACAACGGTAGTAGGAGCATTGTCTTGACCAAAGATTTTAGTGCCCATAGTGCCGACAACAGAGCTTGCAGCGAAATCAGCTAGAAGAGCATCCTGGCTACCATACACACGAGCACGGCTGTCAGTGAAGTTAGTAAATTCCGCTACAATTAGGGGAATGGAGAATTCAGCAGTGGTAATTACTTGCGTTTGTGCAGTAATGTTTACACTGACAATTTCGTCAATTTGAGCCATTGTGTTATCCTATGTTTTCTGGGATGTAGTAAGTTCTTTTATTTTCATATGTCTCATCTACAACAATGACTTGTTCGATGGGATCAATATTTTCTTGCGTGACGTAAGCGTAGGCAAACACAACGTCAATGTTAAAACCATCTACCCACTGTGTATCTCTCTTCTGAGGTAAATACCTAATCTGAGAAGTACGCATTTTGGAAAGATTGTTTTGATTTAAAAATTCCCAGAAAATAGGGGAATTTAATCTTTGCTTAAACAAGTGAGCTAAGTCACCTGATTGACTACCTCTAAAGCTGAACTGAACAGTTGCTTCATAGGTGTTTAGTGTTGAATATACAATGACATCACCTGACGCATCATATCCCCAAGTATTTGTTTCTCTACCTTGTTCTTCTAGCTCAATGATAAACATTGACAAGTAAGAAGATTCAGGCTCAAGGTTATCCATGTTTCCCCAAAGGATTGCACCAGAAGTGTCTAATGCTGGAAACATAGGAGCGATACTATCGTAGACAGCATCTTGTAATTCTCTATAAGCTCCCATGGAAACCTCTTAGTTAGCTGAAATCTCTACACGAGCACAAACCAATTTTTGATGATCTAAAGTACCCATTCGCCAGGACTGAATACGCATCACTTTAAACCGATCACCTTGCCAAATAATCTCGTCGGCAGAGTAACCATCCGAACCTTGACGATCAGTGCGGAACACATCACTTGTTGCAACGTAAACCTTAATCCATTCTTTAGTTCTATCTGACTCAGGCAGTACCATAAGATCACGGTAGTTGAATGGTTGTACGTTAGCTTCCACAACAAAGCTTGTTTCAACTGCTGGAACAGGACGACCTTTGACAACAGTGTCTTTACCTTTACGATAAACCGTAATAGGTAGCTTTCTAGTTAGAGTGAAGCTTGGTAAACTCATTATCTTCCCTCCACTTTAACTTGGATGCTATCTCGTAGTTCGCCAGTATCGATCAATGGGTTATTAAAGCCTTTCTCAGCCACTGTACGAGGTGCGTTAGGAGGACTGGACCATTCGTTCATGATCTTCTTTAACATCGCTACAAACGCAGGAGAGGCCGTTTTAGCGGCATTCATTACTGACTTGCCGGATACAACTGAATGGATCATTGTAGCGAAAGCTTTAGTATCGGTTTTTAACTCTTGCTTCAGGCCAACACGCATGAAAGGCCGAGGAGGAATCTTCTCTGTACCTTCTTCGTTGATAGCAGCTACGTAAGCGTGAGGTAGGTTATCGTTCTCAGAGCCATAGTGAGTACCAAACCAGCCAAGCTGTAACTTAATACGATCTAGTTGTTGTAAGTCTTTCTTGAGCTTATCCCACTTCTTAGTATCAACTGTAAGTGTGATCATATTGGAACCACAACCCAGCGGGGTAGCTCAGGCATTCCATATTGAAACTTGTGAAGGCAGTTGAAAACACCACAATCAGTTTTAGGAATATTAGCCCGATTAACTGATAAATCCATATCGTTAGCTAGCACATCGCAACGATCAATCCCAGCCGCATAAGGCATCAGAGTACCAAGACCAAGTGTAGGATTAGAGTTGAAGCTGCCCAGTAGAAGCTTGTACCAATCAATGGCATTACTCCAAACCTCAATGTCACCTGTAGTCTCACGATAGATCGATTTATTCTTAGCCAAATCTCCAATGATTGCATACAGAGCCAAGATAGATGCTTGTCGAATAGAGTTGCCAGACATATCAAGGAAGTATTGAATGTCTTCATCGGAGAAGGTGTATGGCTCTGAGCGGTCGGAGATAAATAAACGGACAGCTTGAATATTAGACAGAGCCATATTTAATCCTTAAGCTTTAAGAGCTTGAATAATTTCATTTAGTTTAGCAGCTACATCCTTGACGGTTAGCTTGCTGTCAGTGTCTAGCTCTTCAACATCTTTGAATTTAGCGAATGATTCATCGCCAGCTTTAGGAACACGGACTTTACCGAGTTGTTCGTAAAGACTGTCAACTTGTGCTTGGGTGCTAAGAAAGCGACCTTCAGGCTTCTTGATGTTCATTACAAACCTCTTTAGAATTTGGGAATGGGAAGGGGACTTCGGTCCCCATATCCCGAACTAGCAATTAAGCTAGGTGTAGGCGAATCACGGCTTGTGGCCGAAGAACAGCGTTTAGCATGTTGGATTCAGACATGATTTCAATCTTATCCATCTTGCTAGACATTTCTTCGAAGTAGTACTGTGACTGACCAACAGTGTTAACAGTATCAAACCGTAGCGCAGGAGCGAAGTAGGTTTGGAACATGTCAGTTACACCTAGGGGGAATGCATAAGCATCGCCAGCAGGGATGAAGCGCTGAACAACACCATTCTGATCGGTGTAAGTACCACGGTACTCAATGAAGCTAACACCACCGAAGTTGAACACTTGATAACGAGCATCAAGAGGCATACCCTGAACACCAAGACGGGTGGTGAGTGGGTCTTGCTCACGGCGGTAGTACTTGTACACTTCAGTGATATAAGGGTTGGTGATTAGAGCTTGGAAGTACTCAGGGGAGCACACAACCACGAAATCACTAACAACTTGACCATTTAGTAGACCATCCTGAACGCCGGAAATGATCTGACCAGTATAGCTCAGAGGATCAACGTTGCTGTTAGCTAGGTCAGTGGTGATCTCGGTACGGGTAACGCCGAACTCGTTGTAGTAGTTTACGGTAGGGCCGTAAGCACGAGCTAGAGTGCCGGAAGGAGCATACACAGTACCGCTGGTGATGATTTGCATACGAGCGACTTCTGCTAGTTGAGCATAACGACGACGTAGAGCATCCATCTTGCGAGCACGGACGTTAGCAGCGCTTTCAAGGTCTAGGTTCTGAGCAAAGTTTTCCCAAGAGATAATACCCTGTAGATCACGGGGTAGAATAGCGGTGTCTAGTGGGAAGTGAGGGATTGGGAAGGTGTAGATGCCACGGCTGGTGGGCTTGATGGTGCTGTTACGCTCATCCCAGTTTCGATCAACTGGTAGACCATCAACTTCAGTCATGGAACTTACAGCAACGGTATCCTGGGTAACGCCCTGCTCATTGAACAGACCCATGGAATTGATAAGACCCCACTGGTTGGGGATGGTAACTAGCTGGTTAGTAAGTTCTAGTACGCGACCAGTGTTATTGGGTTGAAAAGCAATAGCCATATTAATTATACTCCAGATTGATATATTTTAAGAGAGGCGCTTAGCAAGCGATCTCAACTAGAACGCCCTGCTCTTCGAGCTTACCCTTTAGGGTCTCAATCTGAGCAGCATTGAATTGGGTGTTAACTTGCTTAATGAGGTAGTCAGAAAGAATTACTTCATCACGAACGAAAGCAACAGCTTGTGCGTTCTGACCAGCAGTGATAGCGAAAGAAGGCTTCCAGCTAAAACGATCACCGAAGACAACGGCAAACTTGGTGCCAGCGGTGGTTAGGTCAGCAGCTACAGCTTTGTGGTAAGTGGTGTCAGCAGAAGCTTTAGCAACTACAGTGCCCATGACAACAGCAGAAGCATCACCAGCAGCAGCGAAGTTTAGGGTGATTACTTTACGAGCGTAACCAACACTGGGATCAAGTTCGTGAACAACTAGGTCGCCAAGGGTGCGGTAGGTTAGGTCAAGAATAGCCATTAGATATAGTCCTCGAATTACTTAGTTTTGTATTGTTTTTTGATTGCAGCAGCGAGAGCTTCTTCCATAGAGGGATTAGTCTCAACCTTAGTATCCGCACCCATCTCACTGAAAAGGGCAGATTGTTTTTCACCTACGGAGGCGAATTCTAGAGCACCAACCATTGCTTCAAATAGAGCATCGTCAGCGCCTTCAAATTTAGCGGAAAGTTCAGCGGCTTTTTCAGTACCAACAGCAGCAGTTAGTTTGTCAAGGCGGGCTTGAGCAACAGCTTGTTTGGCGGCTAGTTCAGCAGCTTCTTTTTCAGCTTGGAATACAGCTAGTTTAGCTTGGGCTTCTTCATAGGAAGCTTTCAGAGTTACAGCATCTTCTAGGGCAGCTTGAAGTTCAACATCTTTGGCTGAAAGCAGAGCTTGCACTTCGGATAGTTGTTCTTTAGCTAGTTCAAGTTCTTTCATTTCAACCTCGCTAACACTGTCTTGCGACATATTAAACATCTTGGATTTAAGTTTGAGCATGGTGTTCTCTTTTTGAGCTACGTCTGCTAAATGTGAGTAAAACTCTTCATGAGTCATTACAGCATCTGCTAGACCTAGGCTCAGTGCTTCTTTTGGCAAGAAAGTCTTAGCTTCAGTCGATCTAACAGTTTCTACTGAGATGTTACGATGCCCTGCAACAAACTCAGTAAAGCTTTCGTAAAGTGTATCTACCTTACTTTGAATATCTGAGATAAAGTCTTCTCGGAAACTACCGTCTTTTGCAAACGGCACCTTACTGCCACCCGCATAGACAAAAGTACGTTCATAGCCTTCTTTCTCAAGCGCTTTGGAATCATTCATCAAACGAACAACAACACCAATGCTACCAACTTCAGCTTGAGGATTAACAATAATCTGATCAGAAATAGAAGTTATCGCGTAAGCAGCAGAAGCACTCATACCATCAATATAGGACAGGATTTGAATACCTTTAGCATTTGCTACATCACGAATGTATTGTGCAGTTTCAAATACTTGGTAAGCTTCACCGCCGCCACTATCTACGTTCAGAACAAGAGTTTTCATACCCTGTTCAGCAAGAGCATCCATGTCAGCTTTCATTGCTTGATAGTTAGCACCACCACAATCAAAACCCATCATAGTAATGGGCTTATAAGTGAGGGGTCCTTCTACCGAAAGCATTCCGACTTTGGTGTCTGGGTTGTACATTAGATGGGATTTGTTAGAGCGTTCATCTTCGCTATCTTGCAATACTGCCTGACCATTGTTACGATGATCAAGGTAGCTCATGATAGCTTCAAAGCTCTTAGCCTCCATTAGATGAGGCTGATTGTATAGCTTCTGAGTAAGAAGCCTTAGAGCATGTGCCATAAAGGCTCCTTAGTTTTCTTTATTACTTGTTGAACTGTCACCAGAACTACCGTCAGCAGAACCTGTGCCCGACGACAGGCCTTCTACCATGCCTTCACCACTGGATGATGTCATCTGACCAAGAAGTTCATTAAGCTCATCTTGAGGCATATTTTCATCAACGCGATCTGGCAGACCAAGCTGTTCAGCAATGTAGTTAACATTACGTGCAGAAGGAACAACAAGACCAGTAGCTTTGGTACGTTGTAGTGCAGAAGATAGTACGTCGATATCCCGATCATCAATATCACCATAGACAAGCTTAGGCATATCAACAGGATTCCAACCATTAAGTTCTGCAAGCTGCTTGATAAGATCGTTATTAAATTGGTCTTGAATCTCCATCAAAGCAGCTTCAATGCGAGTGGCAATGATTGATGTCTTAGAATCTGCAAGAGAGTAAGAACCAGTAGCACCTTGACCAAGCTTAAGAACATCAGCAAAAAATGACATTAGGATTTCATTACTATAACGATTGATAATGTCACCAACGTTGTAGCTCTTACTGCCTGTCACACCAGCCAGTTCAAACTTGAATAGCTCATGTCCGCCATCATCATATACGCCAGGAAGAATAAGACCTTCTTGTTCATCTCGGTGTACGTTACGAATAACACGTTTGAGATATTCGTAAGTAGCCTTGTCTGATTCAGAGGCACCTTCAGCCATATATTGAGCAGGGATAGTGAGGATTGGAAGACCACGCAAGTCTTTAGCAACGCCTACAGCTTCTGACTCTTCAAGAGCTTTCTTAAACTTCCAACTTTCCCAGCAGTAAACCAAAGGGCTTGTACCTGTGGGATTGTTGCGCCTTGCGTTGGTACGGAACAACATGAACTTCTCTCGAGGAATAAGTTTACCAGGGGCAATCTCAAACTCGTTTACAGCGCCGTTGTTCTTACGATACCATTGACGAATACCAGTAAGCTCACGATTATCATCGTCATATTCCCACTTAGCAATAGTCTCTTGGGCACGAGGAGTAATCTTCTTAATACCTACAAGACCGTCGTTGTAGTAGGAACCTTGCGAGCGAAGACGGCGACGAAACACCTTCTCCATTACACAGAAACCGTAAGTATTAAAGCTACTAATCTCTTTAATCACTTCAAGAAGAGAGCAATCCATATCTTGGATAACTTCTTCAAGGTATTGCTTTTTACGTTTAAGATCATCTGAGGCATTGTGAGGAATCTTAACTTCCCACTTAACCTTGGAAATCATAGTTTCAAGAAGTTGAATGGCGCTGCTGATAGTTGCATCACGACGCATTTTGTCAAATGTGTGAATGCATTGAGGCCACTGAAGTTCATACTGACAGGATTCAAGAACACTGCCACCTAGGACAGTAAGACCGGGTTGTCCAACTTCCCCAAGACGTAATCTGGGAATTGCAACATCAGTCCCTTGAGTGAGGGGAGCCTGTTCTGTATCAGCCATAGAGGCTCCTTATCGTATAGAGGTTAATGGGTTCTTTACTTGTTCAAAGCCGAAGCTTGCCATTCCCGGGAGGAAGTTTGGTATTGTTATTTTTTGGGCTAGCATTAAGAAGGCATCACCGCAAGCATCGACCATATCGTCTTTTTGATTTCTATTGTTTGGAACAAAATCTTCCATTTCTTTATAGAAGAAATCATTGTCTGCCGTAATACCAGACTCCAAGCAATTAGCACAGCCTTTTACAATTTTCACAGAGCCAGATTCGGCGGCGGCGGCAAAGGGTCTAAAGCGTTCAAGCTTACTTCTATTGGTCGTCTTGCCTTTAGCATAATAGCCATTTTCCGCAATCTGACGAATCATCATCTGAGCAGCAGCCTTACCAGCTTGACCCGGCTCAATAGGTAGAATAATATCTACACCGTGACCATCTTGCTCTGCATTCTTAAGTATATGCACCATAAGGTCACCATAACGCGCCCTAAGTCTACATACGTCAAGAATCACATACT